AATCAACCGCGATGTACGCATGGCCAATGACAAGCGCGAAGGCGTAAAGCACGATGGAGCGTTTAAAAAGGGCGGAAAAGCTCATAAGGCAAGTGGCGGGAAGCTTGGTAAATACATCAATCAAGTTATGGAAAATTATGGCAAATCGCCAGATGATCCCAAAAATAAACAGAGAATGACGGATGGCGTTCAAATGGCCGCGTCTAAAATTTCTGGTGGATCGGGCGCAAAAGTTCCCGCAACACGCAAATCTGGTGGCCGAGCCCATAAACTTTCTGGTGGTTCGCTAGTTAATTATATTAACAGCGCAGCGGCAGATATGGGTAAAACTGGCGCAAAGCAGCCATTTGATTTTAACCGAGCAAGCAAAAGAAGCGAAGGCGTTGATTTAGCTGCAAGAAAATTAGCTAATCAAAACGTAAATGTTCCAGCTTCTGGCATGAAAAAGGGCGGCAAAGCCCACAAGCTCGGCGGCGGCATGGTTGGCGACAACCCATTGTCGGTGCAAGACCGCTCGATGGCCAAGGCCTCTGGCATGATGAAAAAAGGTGGCGCAGCCAAAAAGCGCGCAGAAGGTGGCGATGCTATTGCTGATATGATCCGTCAGGACCAGATTGAGCAGGGCATGAAAGGCCGTGGTCTGCCTGAGCACGTTCCAATGCCTCCTCGTCGTCCGGCTGACAAGCCAATGACCCCACGCGATCCGATCCCTGCGGGCACCAATTTTGGCGCCAAAAAGGGTGGCAAGATCAAGCATCCCGACGAAAAAGCCGATCGTCAATTGATCAAGTCCATGATTAAGCCAACGGCTTTTAAAGCTAAGGGCGGCAAGGCTATGCATCACGAAGATTGCACTTGCAAAATGTGCGGTGGCGGTCGTGCGATGAAGTACAGCGGCGGCGGCATCTTCTTTGGCGACAGCAAGAAAAAGATTCCGGGCGTTGTTCCGGGTGGCCGTACGGCGCATGCAAAGGGTGGTTCGACTATTCGCAGCCAATTCAATGATGCGTTCCGCGATGCCCGCAATCAGGGCTTGGACACGTTTGAGTTCAACGGCAAAATGTACAACACTAAAATGGCTCCTGCGGCCAAAGCACCTGCGCCAAACTATATGCAACCTAACGAAGCATATCGTCCGGGCCAAGTGCAGGCTTCTGACCTTTCGCCAATTGAACCATCTGCTGCACAACAGCAGGGCATGATGGGTCGCCAACCACAAATGAGCACGGAACATGGTTTGTTTGGTCCTCGTTTTGGCGGTCAGGGTGAATCGGCAATTAACTTTAGCCGTGATGTGCCAGATGCAAATGCAAAGCCACGTTACAATCAGTCACACGATTGGACAGACGAGCTTGGCACGAGCAACCCCGGCGGGAATGACCCGTGGAATGGCGACATGAGCCGTTTAGCTGACGCTCGTGGCGGTCGTACAGAACGCAATAAGGGCGGCCGCACGAAGGGCAATACGACCATCATTATTGATATGGGCGGTCGTAAGCAGATGCAGCCACAGCCTATGGGCATGGGCCAGATGCCAAACGCACCTGCCAACCCAATGCGTCAGCCGCAGCAGCAGCCACCAATGCCTCCGCAGGGCGGTATGCCTCCGATGCCTCCAATGCCTCCACAGGGCATGCCGATGCAACGTAAATCGGGCGGCCGCACGGGTTATCCAATCGACACGGGAGCAGGCGGTGCCAATGCTCGTCTCGAGAAGATTGACGCTTATGGTCTCAAACCATCCAAGCGTAAATAAAAGTTTCCCTTCGCGGTTCGGGCTGCGGAGGTGAGAGGAAGACCGGACGCTTTTCCAGCCCCTTGGAGCGTCCGGTCTAACCACAAATACAAGGGGTTAAAGAGGGCAAAATGACTAAAGATAAATTTGAAAACGAGCTAAAGAAATTGATTTCCCAAGCTTATCAGAATGCGCGCGACAACATCGCTCACGGGTCAGCAATGACTTTTGACGAGTACAAGCGCCAAGTTGGCATGATTCAAGGCCTAGCGTTCGCGCTAGAGCTTATTGATGAGGCTAACGACAATTTAAATAAGCAAGGATAATCACAATGCCTCCAATGAAAATGGAACACGCGATCGACCCAAAGGTTGAAATTCTAAACACCGTTGGCGATCTCAAGGATGTTGAAATTTTTAACCTCCAAGTATTGGTGGGTATTTATATCCGCCCCAACAAAACCAAGTCCGGCATCATTCTTACCGACAAATACGTCGACGAGGACAAGTATCAGGGCAAGGTTGGCCTAGTTTTAAAGATGGGCCCGTCCGCATTTAAGGACGAAACAGGCAAATGGTTCAAGGATGTCGACGTAAAGGTGGGAGATTGGGTTGTATTCCGGCCATCCGATGGCTGGTCTGTCTCAATCAACGACCAACCATGCCGCATCCTTGACGATATGAACATTCGGGGCCGCATTCAAAGCCCAGATATGGTTTGGTAAAGGATAAAAAATGTCAGAAGATCAAATTCAATTAGAATTAGAGCCTCAAGAAGACGAGATTGAGATTGTTGAGGCGCCAGAAGAGCCAAAAGTTGAGGAAAAACCCCAACTTACGGTAGAAGCTGGCATTGATGCGCTAAAAGCGCAGCTTGAAGACGAGCGCCGAGCCCGTGAAGCCGCCGAAAGGCGCGCCAAAGAAGCTATGGAGCAGGCTTCCGCAGCCAAAAATGACGCCGCGGACAGCAATATGAAGATGATTGACAACGCTCTTGAGACATTGAAGCGAAATCAGGAGATTTTAAAGCAAAATCTTCGCGATGCCGTAGCAATGGGTGACGCTGACGCTCAGGCCGACATTATGATGTCTTTAAACAAGACAGATAATGACCTGCGCGAAGTCCAGCGTGGCAAACAGCAGTATGAAGCAACGGTAAAACGGTCTGCAGCTGATCCTGTCGAGGCATTGGCGTCCCAATTGACGCCACGGTCGGCCGAATGGATTAGGGCGCACCCTGAAGCCGTGCATGATCCGATAATGAACCGGAAATTGCGCCGCGCACACGAAGACGCAATCGACGATGGCCTCGTAGCTGATAGCGACGAGTACTTCTCGTATGTCGAAAACCGTCTGAATGTCAGGAAGCCAGTACAGCAACAGGAGGCGGCTTTGTCAGAAGCGTCAACATCGACAGCCGGCCGTAGGGCTGCTGCACCACCCGCGGCCCCAGTATCACGTTCTGGAACTGGCACGGGCGGACGTCCAAACGTCGTAACTCTTACCCGCGCCGAGCAGGAAGCTGCCCGAGACATGGGTATGACACCAAAAGAGTACGCCGAAAACAAAATGGCCTTGGTTAAGGCCGGTAAACTTGCAGGTTAATGGAGATTATTATGAAGACGAATAGACCAGATGTACGCGAATCACTTCGCCCAGAAGAGCCAACTAACGATGAACGCCTTGCTAGGCGTCTTGCGGAACTTCGCAACCACAACAACGCCAACCTTGACGAAGGTGTTGACAAATTTGCCACCCCAACGCCGCCACCCGGCTGGTCGTATGAGTGGAAAATGAAGTCGGTCAATGGCTGGGAAGACCCTTCCCACTATAACCGCATCTCGATGGGCGGCTGGGAAACGGTTGAAGCCAAGCGTCATCCAGAGATGATGCCAAAGGGCTATTCCGGCGCAATTGAGCGTGAAGGCATGCTTCTTTGCGAGCGTCCTTTGGAAATTACGCAGGATCGTAAGGCCCGCGATCTGCAGAATGCCCGCAATCAGGTTAAGACCAAAGAAGGCCAGCTTGATCCAAAGGGCCGCGGCGGCTTAATGAACCGCGAGGACGCAAATGCCCGCATGAAGGTCAATAAAGACCACAATCTGTACGTTCCAGAGCAGTGAGACGAGGGGGGTTTTTACCCCCCTTTTCTTTTTTCAAGAAGTATGTAATATTATACGCCTCGTTCTCCCCCCGGCGTGGGAGATTTGAACAATGTCCGTTTCTTAGTCGCCCCGGTGTGCGATGATGGAACTCTCTGAAAGGAGAACCCGTCATGGCCAATACGTTTGCGCCCAGCGGCTTTCTACAAATTCAGGGTGGTGCAGGCGGCGCTCCTACGTTCGCTCAATCAACCCGTCGAATTGCTTCGACAAACACGACCCCAATCTTCACGGGTGACCCAGTACAACCAGTAACCTCGACGGCAAACGGCTACATCACGCAGGCAACTGCAGGTGGCTCGGTTCAGCTCGCAGGTATCTTCGTTGGCTGCCAATACCTCTCGACCTCGCAGAAGCGCACCGTCTGGTCTTCTTATTGGCCCGGCTCGGACGCAACTGGCGATGTCATTGCTTACGTCATTGATGATCCAAACGCACGTTTCGTTGTCCAGTCTTCCGGTTCAGGCTTCCCTGTCACAGGTACGGCTACTTCGCAAACGTCTGGCGTTCAGGGTCAGCTTGTCACGTTCGCCTACTCCACGACTGGTGCAACGTCGGGCAACTCGACGGGTGGTAACAACGCAACGGGCCGTTCAACGGCTTATGTCAATGCTACCGCAACAACCAACACGTCACCTTTCATTGTCGTCGATTACGCTGTTGGTTTCAGCAACGGCGGCGACCAGACCACGCAGTATTGCAACTTGATCGTTGGCTTCAATAACGAAGTCTGGCGTTCGAACGCTGCAAACACTGGCATCAGCTAAGGAGTAGAGTGTCATGGCTGTTAATCTTAGTCAGATCAAAGACCTTCTTCTCCCCGGCCTCCGCGGCGTAGAAGGCAAGTACGAGATGATCCCATCTCAGTACGACAAAATCTTCACCAAGCACGATTCGAAAATGGCTCTCGAACGTACCGCAGAAATGCGCTACCTCGGATTGGCCCAGCTGAAGACCGAAGGTGGTCAGACGTCGTTCGACTCGGGTGCAGGTGAGCGTTTCGTATACAACCAAGAGCATACTGAAATCGCTCTCGGTTACGCGATCACCCGTAAGGCGATCGACGACAACCTCTACAAGACCCAGTTTACGCCTTCGAACCTCGGCTTGGTGGAATCTTTCCAGCAGACCAAGGAAATTTACGGCGCAAACATCCTTAACACGGCACAGACCTATAACTCCGCAGTTGGCGGTGACGGCGTAGCACTTTGCTCGACGGCGCATCCTATCGACGGTGGTTCGGTTGCCAACACGCCTACAACTCAGGTTGACCTCAACGAAGCCACCTTGCTGAACGCAATGATCGCGATCCGCACGAACTTCCGCGACCAAGCCAACTTGAAGGTGTTTGCTCGTGGTCGTAAGTTGATTATCCCACCAGCACTTGAGCCAGTTGCTATTCGTCTTTTGAAGACGGAACTGCGCCCCGGTACTGCAGATAACGACGTCAACGCGATCATGACAACGGCAGGCGGCTTGCCAGAAGGCTACATGGTCAACGACTTCTTGACTTCATCTTATGCTTGGTTCTTGCTCACGAACATCGACGGCCTTGCCTACATGGAACGTGTGAAGTTCGAAACAGACATGCAAGTCGACTTCGTCACTGACAACCTTCTTGTTAAAGGCTATGAGCGTTACTCGTTCGGTTACTACAACTGGCGTTCGATTTACGGTTCATTCCCAACCTCGTAAGGAGAAGGCACTATGGCTGATACCGCATTCTCCGGTCCGATTATTGTGTTTGGGCAAAACCCAACACAACCTTCGGACTACAACCCTGATCTAGGCTCCTCGCTATTTTATGCGGGGGGCGGCATCCTTGATCCACGCCAACCCTTCACCTATCTTCCCGGTGAAGCACAGTCGGCGCAGGATTTTGGATGGTATGGCTTCAGTGACATTGTTTCGTTCACTGGCGTTCCATATACCAACGCAGCAGCAGCCATCGTGGCTTCCGCAAACGCAACGAGTGCAACTCTTACGCTCGTTTCGACTAACTCCGCGACCACTGGCGTCTATTATTCTTCCGTGTTCACACGGTCGGATACGGGCGTTACGGATACGGTTCTTGCACTTGATGCTTATGCTTCAGTCACCGCTTCGGCAACGAACGGCGTTCTGACGGTTACGGCAAACAGCGGCATGCCAATCGGACCCGGCATGGTTCTTCTCTCATCGTCAACGACGGTAACGGGCGGAACCCTTGGTGCATCTTCTGGCGTCTATATCGGTTCGCAGATTACGACGACGGGAACTTCATCAACGGTTGGTAACGGACAAACTGGTACTTATCAGCTTAGTCAGAACGTAACTTTCACGTCTGGAACGGTCACTTTGGCTTATCCAAACGTGCAACAGTGCGCTATTCCAACAAACATCCAGACTCCTTCAATCTGGTTGTGGAATCCAATGGCTATGGTTGGCCGCGCAGTAAGTGTTACTGCGGCAGCAAGTGCTACTGCTACAACCGCGACTGTTAACGGCTACGATGTCTACGGATATCCAATGTCGGAAAACATTACGATTTCGGCAGGTAACGCTGTTAACGGTAAGAAAGCATTCAAGTACATCAAGAGCGTTGTTCTCAACGCAGCCGATGCTACCCATGCCTATTCCGTTGGTACAACCGCGATCGTTGGTCTTCCTGTTCGTTCGGATACGGCTGCTGAAGTTGTGGTCAATTCCGGTAACTCTCAGACTGCTTTGAGTGTTAACACGGGTTTTGCTGCAAACGGGTTCTTACCTGCTGATCGTACTACACCGTCCGCTACAACGGGCGATGTCCGTGGCACGATTGACCTTGCGAATGCGTCGGGTGTCAATCTTACGCCGTCCACTGGCACGAACAAATACTCGTTCCGCCAGATTCCGCAGGCCTACAATGTCCAGTCAGCGACTGGCTTGTTCGGCCTTACCCAGTACTACAACTTCTAAGGAGTGAACCATGAAGGGTCACAAAGGACATCACCACGGCGTTATGCATGCTGGTGTACATCACAAGCACCCTCGTGCAGAGCACAAGAAGGGTGGTAAGGTCGAATCGCCAATGGTAGGCGATTGGGATCACGACGAGTCGCCTAAAGACGTTTATGCAGGCAAAGACTCAAACGTAGCCAAGGAAGCCAAGCAACGTAAGCGCGGCGGAATGGCCAAGCACCACGTCGGTCACCATGAAGGTCACCACGCTCATCACCATGCTGGCCGCAAGCCACGCAAGTCCGGTGGTGCAGCTTCTGGTTCCAACATGCACCCACTCTCTTCTGCACATAAGGGTATGGAGCCAAAGGCTCACCACTCTTACGAGCCTGAAGAGCACTAAACAGGCGGGGGGAGTTTCGGCTCCCCCTTCCTCCATAAGGAGCTTGTTATGACTGCAGCTTGGACGCGTTCTGAAGGCAAATCTCCGTCTGGTGGGCTTAATGAGCGTGGTCGTCAGTCGGCCCGCGCCGAAGGTCACCACCTAAAGGCACCAACTAAAGATGCGGATAATCCGCGTCATAAATCATTCTGTGAGCGGATGACAGGCATGAAGCGCAAAATGACAGGCGCTGCCGCAGCCGCTGATCCCGATAGCCGGATCAATAAATCACTTCGCAAGTGGGGCTGCTAATGTCTGACAAACCATTTTGGGAAACTAAGTTGCCAAAGGACCATCACACAAAGCACTTGTCGCATAAACAAGAACAAAGTGCTAAAGCTAGAGCAAGGGCGGCAGGGCGGCCGTATCCTAACTTAGTCGACAACGCCGCTGCGGCACGGAAAAAAGGTAAATAATTATGGCTACGATCTATCAAAGCGGTGTTGTTTGGGATTCAATCACCAAAAATGGCAAGCATGAGCCATTTGAATTACAGGTAGGTCGTGGATTAATTACCAACCACCAGCCCGTAGAAATTTTTGGTTACAGCACACAGGTTGCGGGTACTGCTCTTGGCCCGTTGTGGGAAGGATTAACGCAATCTGGCGGCAATTATGCTTACCCATCTTCCGCTGGTGTTGTTGTTCTTCTCAGCGCATCTGGCGCGACCGATGCTGGTTTGATTATTCAGGTCAATGGGCTAGATTCAAGTTATAATCTTTTGTCTGAATCAGTAACGCTCAACGGCTCCGGTACAGCAACAACGACCAATTCGTTCTTCCGCATCAATGGCATGTTTATAACGAATGGCGTTAATGCGGGTATTATTACGGGTAAGATTGCTACTGTTCTTTATGCCCAGATCAACGCAGGTGTTGGTCAGACG